CGTAACGTAGAACCGAATGTCGATGGAAGCACTACACTCGCTGCTGGCGATGCCGTACAGTGGGTAACTGGCTACCACGGAGTTCGCGTTGAAAAAGCTGATGGTGGTGCAGACCACCAAGTTGCAGGCTTTGTAGACGAACATTCTTCTGGTGTAAAAACTAACGACCTTTTCTACATGGTTGTTAAAGGACCGTCTTTGGTTACTGCCGAGAATGACGGAGAGAAAAGTGCCACGGCTGACTTGGGGACTGCCTATGGTAGTCACGGAAGCCAGAAAATCTTCAAAGAAGGCTGGTTTGCCGTTCTTTCTGCAACTTCTGGTCAAGTAGAGACTGACATTGACGGTACTACTGGAGATGGTACGGCCACTGCTGCCTCTGGCAACGTAGTCGGTCGCTTCAAGAAAAGTGCCTACACTGAGGTTGCATACAACGCAACCAATAAGGTCTTGGTGGAAGTGGACATTCGTTGATATTGGGGTTGGCTTGGTGCTAGCACTAAAGCTCTGGGCGTGGCTCTTTCGGGGGTCACGCCCTTTTTTATTAGAAAGAAATGAATACACTAAAGTAATGGGCAGTTCCTTAGCCACTCGCAATCACAAGGTATGCGCCAAGTGCGGCCAGGAGAAGTCCAGGAATAGCTTTGGTAAAGGCCCGAATAAGACTTGGTGCAATAGGTGTAATAAGGAGATTGCAAAGCTTCGCAGGTCAGACGTAAAAAAGAAAAGGCTCAAGTCTGCCTTGACCGAGTTTACCGCAATGCTTCGCGGGACCCAGGTTGAAGCTCCTCATGTCGCTGAATATTGTGCTAAGCTCATAGAGAAGTTCGGGAGCCTAGATAAAATCGTTGACATGCACCACACTGTCTTAATGACGTTAGTTAAGGAGAACCCTGGAAGCAAAACCGCAATAGATGCAATGAATGGACTTGTCCGGCTCATGGAGCTTTCGACTAAGTACCGAGACACCGCACCAGACATAGATGACCTTGAAGACGAAGAGATTGAAGAAGAACTTTCCAGACTTATGCTTGCGAGACTTTCCGGGGAGCCACAGCTTCTCAGTCAGCTCATTGACGCCTCAGGACTAAGAGTCGTAGATTCCAAGGAGCCGGAGCCCGAATACATGGACGCAGTAAATGGCAGTAATAACTGACATAGACGAGAGAATCAAGGCTCTCTCTTCCGAGCGTGCGCTAAGAAGGCGTGATGCTATTCGCGTCTATAGGCCAAGGAGCAGGAAGATAGAGGCGTTCCATCTATCGAGAGCAAGTGAGAAGATACTTCGCGGTGGTGCAGGTTCCGGGAAGTCATGTGCAGGGTTTGCCGAGCTTGCATCTGCCGCAACAGGAATACCTCTGGTTGGAATAGACGGCGAGGAAATAGAACTCAGGTATCCGAAGGCTCCGCTTTTGATATGGACAGTTGGCTTTGGGTGGGATCATATCGGAGAAACAATTCACAGATATCTATTCACAGAGATGTCTGGGATGAAAATGATACGGGACAAGGAGACTGGACGGTACAGAATTTTCCGCCCATGGGATAAAGAGGATATAGAAAGGTCCAAAGAGATGGAGCCTGTCCCGCAGCTCATACCTCAAAGACTTATAGACCATTCCCAATGGTCCTGGGAAAATAAAGGAGCTAAGCAGTTCAAGCGGTGCGTCCTTAAGAACGGAACTATCATACGTGCTTTCTCAAGCACATCTGTCGCGGCAAAAAGAGGCGATGAGCCGAACATGATATGCATAGACGAAGACATAGAGAACCCGGACCATGTCGAGGAGTGGCAGTCTCGTCTCCGTAAAGGCGGTGTTCTTTTATGGCTTGCGCAGCCGTACAGCCATAACCATGCCTTAATGCTAATGTCCAAGAGGGCAGAGGAGGAGAAGGCCCTTGCCAGCCCGGATATCGAGGAATTTCAGATACGGTTCAGTGAAAACCAATTCATAGACCAGCGAGAAAAAGAAAAGATGCTCAAGCGGTGGTCTGCCCACGGAGAAGATGTCTTGGCCGCAAGGGATCGGGGCGATTACGTTATTGGGCATATCTTAATGTACCCCTCCTTTTCTAAGGACATACACGGGATAAGTATCCATGACCCAGGACAGAACGAATCAAATCCCACAATAAGGGAGATAGCGTACATACTGAGAGCTAATGGGGGAGTGCCCCCGAAGAGCTGGAGGAGGGACTTAGTACTTGACCCTGGGCATACGACTACAGCAGTTCTATTCGGTGCTACTCCTCCTTTGTGGGAGTTCAAGGGCAAGTTCCATATCATTTACGATGAGCTTTACTTACACAGGCACAGTGCAGATGAAGCTGCCAAGGCCATAACATCTAAGGCGAGAGGCCAGACATTCCAGTCCTTTGTGATTGATCAGCGTGCTGCAAGGCAAACCGGATGGGGAAGGGGTGCCGGGGAAACGACGCACCATATTTACAGCGAGGCGTTTGCGAGGTGTGGGCTAAGGTCCGTAGACACCGGCAGCGCATTCTCGTTTGGTGCTGATAACGTAGAGGCAGGATGCACTCGCGTCCGGGAGTCCATGAATATACGCGGAGACGGAACTACAGAGCTTATGGTAGTGCTTGATACGACCCCTAACTTCTATCATGAGATAGGTGCCTACAAGAAAAGCGGGGGGGTAAGGAGAAAGGAAGTGGGTGAAAAGCCAGCGCCCAGGCAAAAGGATCACCTTATGGACTGCTTGCGCTACTACATTAGTACCGAACCAGAGTATATTAGACCAGACGCTGAAGTTGCCGAACCTTCTCCGGCGTGGAAAGAGTTCCAGAAACTGAAGAAAAAGAGAGAGAAGGATAGCAAACGTGGCGGCGACTCTCCAGTTCATATTGGCCCCGGCTCAGCACCATAACCCCAAGGAAGAAGCTATGCCCAAGGACATCCCCGATGCACCGAACATAGGCGATCCTGTTGTCTGGTTTCCTCACGGAGACGTAAACCAAGAACCGTTCGCCGCAACCGTTACAGCCAGGATGAATAGCGATTGTATAACACTTTATACACTTAGCCCGACTGGCCGAAGAGAACCGATGCTTAACGTAAAGCATGTCGATCACCCTGACCACGAGAAATCACCCCAAGGATTAAAGAGATGGGGGGCGTGGGATATTGTCGGAGAGCATGAGAAGAGGAAAGAGTCCGCTTCGGCAGAAGCGGAGGAGAGAAAGAGAGAGGCAGTCGAGGAAGCCGGGAAGGTAGAGCATATCGACACTGATTACTCAGACTCTCCGGATGAAATCGAATCTACAATGATAAGACTTGCAAGGGAGCTTGGCGATTCTCCTGGAAGGGCTGCGGAAATTGCACAGAGGATTGGTTCCGGCATGACCCACCAGAGGGTCAATTCGGTCCTTCGCAGGTTTCCGCATATGCTTACAGGCCCCATTACTGATGAAGTAGCAGGTATGACTACGTGATTTCAGGAACAGAAGAAAAAAAAGAGTCTAAGCCGTTCTCTAAAGGTAAGTTAGAGGATGCCCTTCGCCACTTAACTAAAGGCTGGCTATCTAAGATTGACTTAGCCAAGGAGGCGAAGAGTCATTTCAACGAAGTGTCAGAGCAATGTACGGCCTTCTTTCAGGCGTCCGTTTCTTTCATGTGGGAGCCTGATTTCCGTAGGAAGTTTTTAGGGACCGATGTCGCCCCGAATTTTCATGTAACCCTGAATAAAGCTTTTGAGTTAGTTTCAATTTACGGGCCGACGCTTTATTGGCAGAACCCGCAAAGGACACTTACTCCAAGGAAACATATTGAGTTGCTGCCTGAGCTTTTCGGGGTCAATCCGACACTCCAGCAACAACTTCAGCAGCAGCTCCAGCAAGCGCAGCAGCAAATGCAGCAGCTCCAGCAGGCGTCCCAGGCCGCAGCCCAGCAGTCGCAGGCAGGCGTCCAGGCCCAGCAACAGCAGGGGGTTAGCCCGCAAGAGGCCCAGCAAACGGCTAGTGCCGCAAATCCCCAGATGCAGCAACAGCAGATGGCCATGCAGCAAGCGCAGCAGCAAATCCAGCAAATCCAGCAGCAGCTTCAGCAGCAAGAGGAAGCCTCAAAGGCATTCGCAACTGCCACTCAAGGGCAGGCACTCAAGGACAGTGAAAGGAAGATACGGTCCTCTTTGCTTGAGCATTGGCTTAACTACACCCCAGGAGAACAGCCAGGGGGTGGGCTTGAGACGCATGCAATGCGAGCCATTACGGAGTCCCTTGTAAAGGGTAGAGGATGCTTAATGCCGGAAGTCTATACGATGCCTGGAAGCAAGGTAAAGATGACTGGATGCTCTTATCTCTCCGTAGATGACTTACTCCTTGATCCTGACGCCACGGGACTGGGCCCTAATGAGTGTTGGTGGATGGCGATAAAGAGAACAAATCCCGTGTGGTATGTGGAAAGGAAATACGGCCTTAAGGGGAAGTTGAGTAAATCAGCGACGTATGAAACCAGGACTGGTTACGGGGAGCGGTTTGCATCTGACCTTGGTGACAACGACAGAGCGCAGGGACAGACGCAGGACGTTATAACTTATTACGAAATTTATTCTAAATGCGGGGCTGGCCACAGACTGTCTGGCGTGAACAGTGAGTACTACGATGCGTTTGAGAAGGTGGGTGATTACGTAAAAATAGTAGTTGCCCCTAATATTGACTACCCATTGAACGCGCCCCCGAAGAAAGTTGGCGAGTCTAGTACAGAAGAAATAAAGAAACTCTTGGAGTGGGAGTATCCTTTCTGGAAGGATGATAGGTGGCCAGTGATATGCTTAGACTACTGGCATAGAGTCCCTGAAGAGGACCCGCAAAGTTCTGCTTGGCCCATAGCACCGTTAGAGCCTGGACTTGGTGAGCTAATTACATTGAACGTAGTCGTATCTCACATCGTAAATAGGACTTGGTCTTCAAGCCGAGATTTTATTGCAGTGCTTCAAAGCGCTCACAAGGATGTAGAGAAATGGATAAAAAAAGGCCAGGACATGACAATCTTCCCTGTAAAGGAAATTTACGGGGACATCAACAAAGTGATCCAGTGGATTCAGCAACCGCAAATGAAGGCGGATATGTGGCAGGTAGTCACCATGCTTACGGACCTATTCGAGAAGAGGGTTGGCCTGTCGGAGCTTTTGTATGGAATGACGGCCCAACAAAGCCGAAGCGCTGCTGACGCTGAAACGAAGCGCTCGCAAATGAATATCCGTCCAGACCACATGGCCAAGCAGGTGGAGCATTGGATGGAGCAGTGCGCTAGGCAGGAGAAGATGGTGGCGAGGTGGGCTATCGAGCCGAAGGATGTGAGCAAGGTCCTAGGGGAAGTTGAGTCGCAGTTGTGGGATAAATTTATAACTAACGCTCCGGTCGAGGAGACCGTCAGGGAGATTGAGTGTACGGTAGCTGCCGGAAGCGTAAGGAAGCCTAATAAAGACAGGGAGTCATCAAACATGGCTCAGGTGATGAGCGTAGCAATGCCCGAATTTAGTAAACATGCAGACGCTACTACTGACACTGGGCCACTTAACAAGTTGCTTGACAAGTGGGGTAAGTCTATAGACCAGGACATGGACGATTTT